GGATCAGCGTCTCCACATACGCCCAGCAGACCAACAAAAACACACAGGGGCGTCCTACTCAGATCTACGTGGATCGTGGCGTCAGCGACGTGAAATTCACCGTGTGGCCTGTGCCTGACAGCGCTTACTCGGTTGCCTATTATCGGCTCAAAGGCATTGACGGCCTTGAGTCTGGCATCGCGGGCAGCGCAGCCATCCCGCCGCGGTTTATCCCGGCGCTCGTGTCGGGGTTGGCGTTCCACATCGCGATGAAGAGGCCCGAGGCCGCCATGCGCGCACCGGCACTCCGCGACGAATATAACGCACAATTTCAGCTGGCCGCTGACGAAGACTCGGACCGCGCGTCAAGCCACTTCACGCCATTTCGGGGGTATGTATGACGTACTCTGCAGGTAAACGGGCGTTCGGTTTTTGCGACCGTACTGGGTTCCGCTACCCGCTCGAGGATCTTGTCTGGGAAGTGCGGGACGGGCAGAAGACCGGTATGCGTGTCGGTAAGGACGTGGTAGACCCAGACCACCCACAGAACTTCTTGGGTCGTGTGCGTGTTGTTGATCCGCAGTCGCTGCGTGACCCACGCCCTGACACATCTCTCGCAGAAAGCCGCGGATTATTTGGCTGGCGTCCTGTCGGAGACTCAGTAACATCCATGGTGGGCGCAGTTGGCGCTGTCACCGTAACCACAGGAGGCTGACATGGCCAAAGGTACTACGAAGAAGAAGGCTAAAGCGCCTACCACATCAACACGCCCTCGCGGCCGTCCAGTTGATTTGACGCCTAACGCCGAACGCGGTGACTCTCGTCCACCCAAGAAGAAGCCGATGCGGCCACGCGCACGCCCGGGTTCAGTTGACGTGACGCCAGAGGCGGAGCGTGGCGACTCGCGCGCACCCAAGAAGAAAATGGGCGGCGGCGCGATGAAGACGAAAAAGTACGCCGGAGGTGGCATGGCCCGCGGATGCGGTGCAGCCACCAAGGGCGGCAAATACTCGCGGAGCGGTTAAGACATGACATATGCGGAGCTTGTAGAGCTGATTCAGAACTACTGCGAAAACTCGGAAACGACTTTCGTCGCCAACATCCCCACGTTCGTACGGCAGACGGAGCAGCGCATCTATCGCACTGTGATGCTGCCGGAGTTCCGCGCCAACGCCACGGCAACCCTCGGGGCGGGGGCCCAGTATATCGCGCGCCCATCTGACTTTTTATCTGTGTTTTCTCTGGCGGTGATAAGCGCTGCCGGCGAATACACCTACCTAACAGACAAGGATGTCAACTTCATCCGTGAAGCATACCCATACCCAACCACGTCTGGGCGTCCGAAGTATTATGGTATTTTCGACGGGGATGCCACGGGGACCGAGGGCAACCTGATTATTGGCCCGAGCGCCGACGCAACGTACGAAGTTGAACTGCACTACTATCGCGACCCGGAATCTCTCGTGACTGCGGGCACAACGTGGCTCGGGACAAATGCCGACACAGCGCTTCTATATGGCGCCTTGGTGGAAGCATACACATACCTGAAGGGCGACGCCGACCTCATGAAGATGTATCTTGACCGATACAACGAAGCGCTAGCGCAACTGGGCATGATCGACGCACGGTCTAACCGCGATGACTACAGAGATGGGAAAGCTTGATGTTTACTGGCACCGCAGGGGTATCACCTGTCACCGTAATGACCGCAGACAATGGCGGGCACAGCCCCGAGCAGATCGCCGAACTGTGCGTAAACCGGCTGATATCCATAGCAGATTCCGCGCCGCCCGAGTTGGCAATGCAGGCCCGCGCGCTCCGCGAACAAATGTTGGACGTCGTAGTACAATATGTTAAGGTGGCGGCATCAGAAGACCGGAAAACGGTCGTATCACAACTGGAGCAGGCGGGCCATGCGCAGCTTGCTGCGCATATAAGGAGCCTTTAACATGGCATTTACCGGCAATTTTATGGCGACATCATTCAAGCAGCAGCTGCTTGAGGGCGCCCACGACTTCCGTCTTACCGGCGGCGACACATTCAAGCTGGCGTTGTACACCAACAGCGCGTCGTTCACTGCAGCGACAACAGCGTACACCGCTACCAACGAAGTGGGCGACTCTGGCTCGTACGCGGCAGGCGGCGGCACGTTGACACGGATCAACCCGACCACATCAGGGACCACGGCGTTTACCGACTTTGCAGATCTGTCGTTCACGTCTGCCACGATCACGGCACGCGGTGCACTGCTGTACAACTCAACGCCAACACACACGTACACCAATCCGGTTGCCACAGTGTTGGATTTCGGTGCGGATAAAACCTCGACGGATGGTACGTTCACTATTCAGTTCCCAACGGCGGACGCAACAAACGCCATCATCCGGATCGCCTAAAACATGGTCACTCTCGTAAACAGAGCCAAAGTCGCCACTGCCACGACTGGCACTGGCACGATTACCCTTGGCACTGCCGAGAGTGGCTATCAATCCTTTGCTGATGCTGGTGTGGTTGACACTGATGTGGTTCGCTACGTCATTGAAGATGGCACTGACTGGGAGATCGGCACAGGCACCTACACAACCTCTGGGACCACCCTGTCACGGACTGTCAGCGAGAGTTCCAATGCTGACGCTGCGTTGAACCTGAGTGGCTCTGCGGTGGTGTATGTCTCGGCTACTGCTGAGGATATTCCGCCTGTTCTTGAACTGTATGCTGAGAACCCGTCTAGCCCTACTGCGCCTAGTGCTACTGGCACTAATGCTGTGGCTATTGGTGATGGTGCAACAGCAAGTAATACAAGTTCAACAGCCGCAGGCGGTTTTGCAACGGCCAGCGGTGAAGCATCCTTCGCTGCGGGAAGTGATGCATTTGCAAGTGGCCGGAGAAGCACGGCAATTTCTCGCTCCTACGCCTCTGGTACAGACTCCTTTGCAGCAGCCATCGCCAACAACAGCTCTAGCTACGGCGCTACTCACGCAAACGCAGTCGTTATTGGGCCGCAGGCAAAAAGCACAAACACCAGCGCAGTAGCACTTGGAGCGCAAGCGCAAGCGGGTCAATACGCCTGTGCAATCGGTCAGGGCGCTCTTGCAGAAGGGCGCGGTAGTTTTGCTTTAGGTTCCGGCGCTAGGGCTGTACAACGTAATAAGTTTGCCTTCTCAGGGCCGTGGTTTAACACGGTTGGAGATAGACAAAGTGGCCTCTTAACTCTTGGTAGAGATACGTCAGACGCAACCCCAACAAGCATCACTTCGAGTGGTGGCGCTCCTGCTACAGATAACCAAGTCATCCTGCCAAACAACTCTGCCTACAGCTTCAGTGGTACAATCATCGCCAGACAACAAGCGTCTGCTGGCAGTGAATACGCAAGTTGGGAAATCAAAGGTGCGTTGTTGCGTGACGGCTCTGCCGCTACCACCGTGCTGGGCAACGGGATCAAGAACAAGTTGTTTGCCTCTGCTGGTGCCTCTGCCTGGGACATTGCATTGACTGCTGACACTACCAACGGTGGCTTGGCTATTACTGTCACGGGTGCAGCCACTACGAACATTCGGTGGGTAGCCACTGTGAACACAAGCGAGGTTACTTACTGATGGGTAAGATCGAACTAGATCACACAGGCGCTGGCTCTGGTGTTACGCTGTCGAGCGATGGCACTGACCTACTGCTCAATGGCACAGCTATTGGCGGCGGCGGTGGCACTGCCCTTGAGCTGTATGCTGAGAACCCGTCTAGCCCTACTGCTCCTTCTGCTACTGGCACTAATGCTGTGGCTATTGGTACGAACTCAGGCGCAAGCGGGATTGAGTCTGTTTCCATTGGTGGTAATAGCAATGTATCTGGCGATTACTCCATCGCACTTGGCAATAGTAATGACGTAACAGCTTCGTTTGCTGGTGCAATAGGATTAGGTGCTGATGCCACAGGTAATTACGCTTTTGCACTAGGCGCGGCTTCATTTGCGTCTGGCTTACAATCGGTTGCCATTGGCCGAGATACTGACGCAACAAGTTCTGGTGCTTTGGCTATTGGGTATCAGGCACAGGCCAGAACTGGATCAAACGCAACAGCCATTTCACGTTCTTACGCCTCTGGCACCGACAGCTTCGCAGCAGCTATCGCCAACAACACTTCTACCTATGGCGCTACTGGTTCTAACTCTGTGGCGATTGGAAACCAAGGCAAAGCTACCGCATTTGGTGCTGTTAGTCTTGGAAGAAACACTCAGGCAACAGCTAATTACTCATTAGCTTCCGGCTTATTTACTGTTGCGTCTGCTTCCTATGGTGTGGCTCTTGGCTACGAAGCAACAACTTATACGCAAACATCAATAGCGTTTTCGGCGGGTAGTTTCAGTGGCATTGCAGGGCAGCACCAAGGGCGTATATTTGCTTTCCGTCAACGCACCACAGATGCCACACCTAAAGTGTTGGTTACTGATGGTGGTTCAAGCGGAAGCACGAATGACCAAATTATCCTCCCCAACAATTCTGCCTACGCCTTCCACGGCACTATCGTAGCCCGCCAGCAAGCCTCTACAGGCACAGCATGTGCAGCATGGAAGATCGAAGGGTTGATCCGTAGGGAAGGTTCGGCAGGCACGACTGTGCTGGTCAACAGCGCCACGACTGTCCTCGACAACACACCTGCTTGGGGCATGGCTCTCAGCGCAGACACGACCAATGGTGGCCTCAAGATCGAAGCCACTGGCGCAGCAGCTACAAATATTGCTTGGAGCGCCACAATCAACACGTCCGAAGTGACGTACTAAAAGGAGGCCAACATGGCTATTGAACTGAACCTTGAGACTTCCCAGTATGGTACCCCTTTTGCTGGTGCCTACTTTCGCATTGCCACCGCAGCTATCAGCCGTATGCGTGAGGGTGGACCCAAGTTCACCGTGATGATTGATGTCGCAGGATACGCCACTGGCACACCTGATGATGACACACGGGAAGTAGACTTCCGCCGCTACCACGCTGACTTGGCTGAGGTTGAAGCAACCGCTGGTGATAACTTTCTCGACAAGTGCTACGCTTGGGTGATGACGCAGGAAGACATGAATGGGAGCGTTGCGGTATAATGAGTATTGTCATCGACTACACCAAGGGTTTCTTTGAGCCTTCGCCTGCTGGTGAAACAGTCGGTGACATCACCTCAAGCACCCTCGACCTGTCCACTGGCAACGTGTTCTCTGATGCACCTGCTACAAGCCCAACGTACGTCTTCAGCAATCCGCCTGCTTCTGGCACTGCTTACGGCTTCACGCTCAAGGTAACACCCTCTGCGACGGTGACTGTGACTTGGCCTGCCTCGGTTGACTGGGCTGGTGGAACGGCCCCTGACGCCCCTGCTAGTGGCGCTACGAATGTCTACTCGTTCTACACGCAGGATGGTGGGACAACGTATTATGGCTTCCTCGCTGGTGGAGCGATGGCATGACGATTGCTAGACTGATGCAACAGGCGGCTGCTGGCTCTGCTGGTGCTGGACCTGAGCCTTCCGGCTGGATCGACCCTGATTTGGCTAATGCGAGTTACGATAGTGTCAGCTTCAGTGTGGCGGGGCAGGACGGTGTTCCAATGGGGGTATTTTTCAAGCCAGATGGAACGAAGCTATATGTCACGGGCGAGGGTTCCGATAGCGTTTATGAGTATGATGCAAGCACCGCTTGGGATGTATCTTCGGCATCGTATGTGCAATCTTTTAGTGTCAGTGGGCAAGACGCTAGCCCTCAAGGTTTGTTCTTTCACCCCGATGGGACGACGATGTATGTTGTCGGCATTACAAACGACAGCATTTACGAATATGCACTCAGCACAGCTTGGGACATAAGCACGGCTAGTCTCTCAAACACCCTTGATATTTCGACTGAGGACACTGCTCCAAGAGGGTTGTTTTTTAGTGCTGATGGCAGTCGTCTGTATGTCGCTGGCGATGCTGGGAATGACATAAAACAATACAGTCTCAGCACTGCTTGGGATACTAGCACAGCGTCTTACGTACAAAACTTTAGCGTTTCTTCACAAGACGCAAACATCCAAGACGTATTTTTGAGCCCTGATGGGACAAAGATGTTTGTTGTCGGGCTGCAAAACGACTCTGTATATCAGTATTCTTTGTCAACAGCCTTTGACTTGTCTACTGCGAGTTATGACAGCGTTAGCTTTAGTGTGGCTTCACAAGACGGAGCGCCAACGGCCCTTACGTTTAAGTCAGACGGTTCTAAAATGTATGCGTTAGGGATAGCCACCGACACCATCTACCAATACTCCACAGCCGCAGCTGCTCCCTCAGAATGGACCGACCCTGATCTGGCTAATGCGAGTTATGATAGTGTTAGCTTTAGTGTGGCGGGGGAAGAGACTGCTCCAAACGCTATGTTCTTTGGTTCTGTTGGAACTAAACTTTACGTTACGGGGTCATCTGGTGATGATGTAAATGAATATGATTTAAGCTCTGCTTGGGATGTTTCGTCTGCTTCGTATGTGCAGAATTTTAGTGTATCTACTCAAGATACAGCCCCAACGGGTTTATTTTTTAAGGATGACGGCTCCAAGATGTATGTTGTTGGTGCATCCGGTGACGCTGTTAACGAATATGATTTGAGTTCCGCTTGGGACATATCTACTGCATCTTACAGTCAAAACTTTAGTGTATCTGCTCAGGACACAATCCCAAGAGATTTGTTTTTTAAGCCCGATGGACTGGAAATGTATATTGTTGGTCTTTCTGGGGTTGACATAAATCAATATACATTAAGCGCCGCTTGGGACATATCTACTGCATCTTACAGTCAAAACTTTAGCGTTTCTGCACAGGAGGCAACACCAACTTCTTTGTTTTTATCTCCGAATGGAGACAAGTTATTTTTGTTGGGTATTAGTGGTGATGATGTAAATGAGTATAACCTAAGCACGGCTTGGGACATTTCATCTGCATCCTATGTTCAGAATTTTAGTGTATCTGCGCAAGAAACAGCCCCAACAGGTATATTTTTCAAATCGGACGGCTCCAAGATGTATATCGTTGGCTCTGGCTCAGACACCATCTACCAATACTCAACCGCATAGGAGATACCATGCTACTCGTAAAAACATCAAACGGACAGGTAGAGCAATTCCCTTACACGCTCGGAGACCTTCGCCGTAACAACCCGCAGACCAGCTTCCCGAAGAAGATCGGTGATGCAATCCTCGCCAGTTACGGCATTTACCATGTGATGCCTGAGGCCCAACCTGAGTACGATAATCTTGTACAAAGTCTTGTGCGTGACCCTGAACCTCACAACAACGAGACAGCGGTAAACGAGGACACAGGCGAGACTTACAAGACTGGTCGCTGGGTGATTGGCTACACTGTTGAGAGCAAGCCGCAAGATCAGGCAGAAGATGCTGTCCGCAACAAGCGTGACCGCCTACTGCAACAAACCGACTGGATGGCCCTAAGCGACAACACGATGACACCAGCTTGGGCATCGTATCGCCAATCGCTTCGTGATATAACTGCGCAAGAAGGCTTCCCATATAACGTGATCTGGCCCACTAAACCGTAGGAGTAACCCATGCTAGGATTTTCCCCTCTCGCCTCCGCTCCGTTAGGTGATGATGGGGTTGAGGCCAGTGTAAGCGTTAGCGTCCCAATCACCGGTCTCTCGGCTACTGGGCAGGTGGGGTCTGTCGCTGCCACGGGTACTGAAAATGTGGACGTCGCCCTTACAGGCGTAACGGCCACCGGCCAAGTCGGTGCGGTAACGGTCACGGCAGATGTAGTCGCCCTCTTGACCGGCGTAACGGCCACCGGAAGCGTAGGCTCTGTCGTTGTTGCAGCTGACGCCGTTGCCGTTCTTACCGGAACCACTGCCACGGGCGGGGTTGGCACTGTTCAGGTTGCGGTAGACGTTGTTGCCGAGACCGTCGGAGCAGCTGCCACCGGCCAAGTCGGCGTTGTGGATGCGGACCCCGACGCCGCTGTTACCGGCGTCGCAGGCACCGGCCAAGTTGGCACCGTCACGGCGGAAACTGCGGGCAATGTTACAGTGGGTGTCACGGGTGCGGCGGCCATCGGGCAATCCGGTGCAGCCTCTGTCGCAGCAAACGCCGCTGTTGCCCTCACGGCCGCGGCAGGTGTGGGCTTTGCCGGTGCGGTTGTAGCCATTGCAGCGGCAGATGCCCCCCTTACCGGCGTCGTCGCGACGGGCCAAGTAGGTGCCGTGCTTGCACGCGGGTCCAGCGTTACGCCGCTTACCGGAGTAAGCGCTAATGGCGCGGTGGGTATTGCTTCGGCGATCGCAGATGTCTCAATCAACGCGATTGGTTCTTCTTCCGCGGGCCAAATTGGCACCGTTGTTATCGAAGCTAATGCCGCTGTAGGCCTTACGGGTGTATCTGCGGGTGGCGAGGTTGGCATAGCCGACGCAGACCCTGACGCAAACGTCACAGGCGTCGCAGCCTCCGGCCAAGTCGGCACTCTTGCGGTTGCCGCTGACGCAACGGCAGACGCCGTCGGCGTCAGCGCAAACGGTCAGGCGGGCACCGTTGTTATCGAAGCTAATGCAACTACAGTTGCCACAGGTGTCTCAGCTACGGGTCAAGTCGGCGATTTAATTATCCCCAACGTCGATGTGTCCGTCACAGGCGTGACTGCAAACGGCCAGATCGGCGAACTCCTATTCCCAGACGTAGATGTCCGGATCACGGGCGTCGCTGCCTCCGGCCAAGTTGGCACTCTTGCTGTCGTAGCTGATGCCAACGCCGTCGCGGTGGGCGTCGCAGCCTCCGGCCAAGTTGGCACCGTTGCTGTCGTAGCGGCCGCGACTGCCGCTGCCACGGGCGTTGAGGCCACGGGCGAAGTTGGCATAGCCGACGCAGACCCCGACGCTGCTGTCACGGGCGTCGCTGCCACAGGTGGTGTCGGCACTCTTGCTGTCGTAGCTGACGCTAACGATGTCGTCACAGGCGTCGCAGCCATAGGCGAGGTTGGCATAGCCGATGCAGACCCCGACGCTTCTGTCACAGGCGTCACCGCCACAGGTGGTGTCGGTAGTCTTGCTGTCGCAGCTGATGCCAACGATGTCGTCACAGGCGTCGCAGCCATAGGCGAAGTGGGCACTCTTGCTGTCGTAGCTGATGCCAACGCCGTCATCACAGGCGTTGCGGCACCGGGTGAAGCTGGGGTAGTGGTGGCACTTCCGTCTATCGAGGCGCCGGTATCAGGACTCTCTGCCACAGGAGGCACAGGGTCCGTTGACCTTACGGGCACAGCGAACACAACACTGGTCGGCGTGGCATCCACGGGGCAGGTCAACAATGTCGTAGCCTTTGCTTCTGTCATCGCGGTCGCTACAGGCTCCGAGTCCGCGGGTAGTGTTGGTGCAGTAACCGCAACGGGCGCAGCGGTCGGTTTAACGACGGGCGTGGAAGCCACAGGCCAGCCGGGTGACGTCACTGTCACCGGCACCGCGACAATTATTCCGATCGGCGTTTCAGCCACGGGCGAAGCGGGCACGGCGCAGGGCCTCCCCTCCATCGAGGTTCCCGTCACGGGCGTCTCTACCACTGGAGCGGTCGGCACTGCGCAGGCTGCTGCTGGCGCAATCGTCCTTATCGCCGGCGTCTCTGCCGCCGGCCGCACAGGCCAAGTTATCATGTGGGGGCCGATAAAGCCCGACCCCGGCAATGTATGGACGGATGTTGAACCCTCTGATATAACAGACTGGACCGGGGTGAACCCCGACGCCGGAACCATCTGGACTCCAGTCGCAGCGTAAGGACGAATCATGCCAAGTACATTCACGAACAACGGCGGGATCGAGCTGCCGGCCGACGGCGAGAAAGACGGCGTCTGGGGTGACGTGGTCAACCTCAACATGCAGATTGTCGACCGCCTGACCAACGGCGTCGGCGCTGTGTCTCTGACCGGAACCACGCACGATCTCATTACGGCCAACGGTGTTTTGTCCGATGGCCAGTATGCGCTCGTTGTTTTCGGTGGGTCTCCCTCGGGCACAAACACGGTCACGATCTCTCCGAACGACGCCGAGAAAGTATACTTCATTCGCAACGCGACGGCCCAGAGCGTCATCATGAGCCAAGGGTCGGGCGGCAACGTCACGATCCCTGCGGGCGCGGGCGCTATCGTCTACGCCAACGGCGCAGGCATCGGTGCAGCGGTCGCAGACCTGACGGCTACGTTTGTTCCTGATCTGATTTTGGCCGGCGTGACCGCGTCAGCGGCTGAACTGAACTCGCTGGCTGGGGCCACACTCGCAGTAAACGAGGTGGCTGCCACAGCGGCAGAGCTAAACTTGCTCGTCAATGCAACGCTCGACTTGGGCGACGTCACTGCTACGGCAGATGAGATCAACATCTTGGACGGCGCCACACTGAGCACCGCGGATCTGAACATCCTCGATGGTGCCATGGTATCCACCGCCGAGGTCAACCGCTCGGTTGGCGTCACGTCCCCGATCCAAACGCAGATCGACAGTAAAGCACCCATTGCATCTCCGGCCTTTACCGGGGACGTTACCCTAAGTGATACGGCCCCTGAGTTTGTGCTGGTTGATACCAATGGGAGTTCCGGCCTTAGTCAGACAGCGATAGTCCAGAACGGCGACCAGCTGCAGTTCGAAACCCGCAACAGCGCGGGTGTGTTTGTTGGCCGGGATTATGTCATTGAAAAAGCGTCCAGTGGGGCCGACAACCATATCTTCTACCTCAACAACACAGAGCGTTTCCGCATTACCACCACGGGCGCTATTGGCTTGAACGGTGAAAACTACGGTTCCTCGGGGCAAGTATTGACCTCGAGTGGGATCGCCGCAACACCATCATGGCAGTCAGTGACAACTCCGGCGGCGTTTGGGCGAATCAACACCAATAACAGCACGAGTGCGAGCTACAACATAGCAAGCGCCGATTGGTATGGAACAGGAAAATGTCGCGTAACCTTTACGACCAGTCTAGGTACTAGCTCTTATGTAGCAACAGTGTCGCTAAACAATACCTCCGCAGGGGCGCCGCTGATCGTGTGGGCCTACCCGAGCATAACGGCGGGGGGCTCATTCGTTGACGTGTACGTAAAAAACACGGGCGGCGCACCCGTAACCGCAGCATTCCAGATCGTTTGTTTTAAGCCGTAAACCGGAGTAACTAAATGACTCTCACCCCACTCAGGTTTAAGCCCGGCATCAATCGCGAGATCACTCCGTTCGCGAACGAGGGCGGCTGGGTGGACGGCGACAAGATCCGCTTCCGCGAAGCGTTTCCTGAAACCATCGGCGGGTGGTCGAGTTTTAATAGCCAGACGTTCCTCGGTACGGCGCGCTCCTTGCACCCTTGGGTGACGCTCACAGGCAAACAACTGCTGAGCCTCGGGACAAACCTGAAATACTACATCGCCGAGGGCGGGCAGCCCCTAGATATCACGCCAATCCGGCTGACGACCGCTGCAGGTGCGACGACCTTTGCCGCCACGACGGGGTCCACGACGATCGTGGTGTCCCACACGCTGCACGGGGCACGTCTTAACGCATTTATCACGTTCTCAGATGCAGCTAGTCTTGGTGGCGATATTACCGCCGATATCCTGAACGCCGAGCACCAGATCACACGTGTTATAGATACGAACTCGTATGAGATCGACGTGGGCGTTGCAGCCACGGCCTCCGACACAGGCGACGGCGGCACCCTGACGGTTGCGGCGTACCAGATCAACCCGGGCCTCGACACAGTGACGTTCGGTACCGGCTGGGGGACTGGTCCATGGTCGCGCGGCACATGGGGTTCGAGCTCAGACACCTCGGTGACGACGGGGCAGCTACGCATCTGGTCGCAGGATAACTTCGGCGAGAACTTAATCTTCTGCGCGCGGGACGGTGGTATCTTTTACTGGGACGCCTCGCTGGGCACTTCGTCCCGTGGCGTGAACATCGTGGACCTCGAGGGGTCACAAGCTGCGCCTACGGTCGCGCGACGCGTTCTCGTCTCCGAACGCGACCGGCACACTATTGCCTTCGGGTGCGATCCCGAGTTCGACCCCGGAGTGCAGGACCCGCTGGTCATCCGCTTCTCGGACCAAGAGAACGTGCTGGAGTGGCGTGCGCGGGAAACGACGACAGCGGGCGAGCTGCGCATCGGCACAGGCAGTGGCATCGTCACGGCCGTGCAGACCAAGCAGCAGATCCTCGTGCTGACTGATATCTCTGCCCACACCATGCAGTTTATCGGCGCGCCGTTTACCTTTGGCTTGAGCGAAGTATCGACCAACGTGTCGATTGCCGGGCCAAACGCTGCGGTAGCTGCTGGCGACAATGTGTTCTGGATGGGCAAGGGCGAGTTCTACGCCTACGCTGGCCAAGTGCAGCAGATGGACTGCCTCGTCAAAGACTACGTATTCTCCGACATCAACCTCGCGCAGATCGGCAAAGTGGCAGCAGGCCACAACGCTGCGTTCTCTGAAATCTGGTGGTTCTACCCTTCAGCAGCAAGCACCGAAAACGACCGGTATGTGGTCTACAACTACGCCCAGAACGTCTGGTACTACGGCACCATGGCGCGCACAGCGTGGATTGATCGCGGCACCTACGCGTATCCTCTGGCTACATGCCCGACAGGCTGCATCTTCTACCATGAGTTCGGCCTCAATGATGGCAGTATTAACCCCCCGATCGCCATCAACGCATTTATAGAGTCGAGTGCTGTCGACATCGCCGAGGGCGATCAGTTCATGTTTGCCAGCCGGTTATTGCCAGATATCACTTTCCGTAACTCGACGGGTACGCCACTGGCGACGTTCACGCTCAAGGCCAAGAACTTCCCGGGCGGAGCGCTTTTCGGAGATGATGCTACGACAACTGTACGCGCGGCCACGGTGCCAGTAGAGCAGTTCACGACGCAGACGTTTGTCCGCATCCGCGGGCGGGCTATGGCGTTGCGGGTTGAGTCGGACCAAACAAATACGGCTTGGCGCCTCGGCGTGCCGCGACTCGACATCCGCACCGATGGTCGGAGGTAGACTATGGCACAGAACCTCAACATCCCGTACTTTCCAACGCCGCCGGGGCAATACTCGCAGCAGTATCTCGCCGAAGTGACGCGGGCGTTCTCGCTATTTGCGCAGCAGTCTCGCGTGCCGGGCCCGGAGCGGGCCACGTCTCTGACGCTCACCACGAGTGCCAACAACGTCGACACAGGACAGCTGTCATACAACAGCGCCGAAGACACGATCGACCTCACGCATCTCAACGGCGTCACACAGCAGATTGGATTCGAAACCTTCATGCGGGTTACGAACGACACTGGGTCCACAATCCCGAACGGCACGGTCGTCGGCTTTGCCGGCGTCAATGGCGAGATTAAGGTTTCGCCGTACATCGCAGACGGCTCCGTGCTCGAGGTTTACTTCGTTGGGGTTACGACATTCGAGATGGTCGATGGCGCCACCGGTCCAGTCACAATATACGGCAAGGTGCGAAATATCGACACGACAGGGACCGACGTCGGAGAGACATGGCTCGCAGGGGACATCATCTACGCATCGCCCAGCACCGCAGGTGCATTTACCAAAGTACGCCCGACTGCTCCGCAGGCTGTCATCGTCGTCGCTGCAGTTCTCGTGGTGGACGCTACCGAAGGCGAAATCATGGTACGCCCAACAATCCCTATCGGGTTGGACTACGGCGCGTTCGACTCCACGACGAGCCAGACTTTGGCCACTGCAAACACGGCAACACCAATCACACTGCAAAACACACTCTTGGCAAACGGTATCTCGATCGGCACGCCGACATCGCGGATTAGCGTAACGCAGGCAGGCTTCTACCAAATAGATATGTCGGTGCAGTTCACGTCGTCTAGCGCGTCGGCAAAAACGCTGTACTTTTGGATATCCAAGAACGACACAGACGTAACGAATACGACACGGGTTTATACCGTAAAAGCAAACGGCGACCAACGAAACCTGTCCGCAACCTACCTCTTGCCTCTTTTGGCGGGAGACTACTTCGAACTCAAATGGGCCGCTACTGACACCGCGGTGAACCTCACAGCTACAACCGGACTGGCTTTTGCCCCAGACGTGCCAGCGGTGCTGCTATCAGTGGCGCAAATCCAACTTTAACCTACGGGGTTACAACGCAACATACCCGTGCTATAATCCGCGGAACACGACAAAGGAAATCGCCATGGTATTACCCATCATTCTCAGCCTTCTTGGATCTGGAGCTGCCGGTGCAGGTATCCTCGGCGGTATGAGCCCCCTCATTGCAGGTGCGCTCGGTTCAGGTATCGGCACTGCTGTCCAGACAGGAGACCTCGAAAAGGGCCTCAAGGCAGGTGTTCTATCCGGGATTGCTGGCGGGCTCGCCGGTAAGTTTCTCGGTGGCGGGGAAGCCGCGCAGGGTCTGTTAGGTCAAGGTGGCGCTTCGGCCACAGGTATGACAACCGCTGCGGGTGCGAACCCTCTAGCAGGCATGACCGGCGCTCAGATGCTGCCCGGGGCAGCGGCCGCTACTCCAGCTGCAGGTGGAATATCCGGCATGCTCCAAAACATCCCGAGCGGGATGGGGTCTGTGGGCACTGCGCCAACAGGTGTACCCATTAGCGAAATGATTCGCGCAGGACTCAACAAAGGCGCCCTATCAGGTGCCGGTATGGGGGCCGCGTATGGTGCAGCCGCAAGCCAACCTAGAATACCCTTCGCTGCGGAAGAAGAAGACGAATACATCCCGAGATCTGCCCCTATGCAGCGTGAGCGATACACGCCCCCAGAGGGATATCGTCCGGGATACGACGCCGAGTTCCAGTATTTTGGCCCCGCTAAGATGGCCAACGGTGGCATGGTGTCATTTACACCGACAGGGCAAGCCCCAATAGCCATGCAAGGTGGCGGTCTGGCGGATATTGCCGCTGCATCCGCGCCACAGGCAGCCCCACCAATGAACGAGAAAGCGATCGTCGAAGGTACAATCGCAGCCGTGCAGGGTAAGATTCCAGAAGAACAAGCGGCTCCGATCCTTGCAGCATTCGTGCAGGCCTACGGCGAAGAAGCACTCCGCAAGCTAGTTGATGATGTGCAGTCAGGTCGCGCGCCTCAAGGCGGCGAAGGTCCAGTACGCGGCCCCGGCGACGGTATGTCAGACATGATCCCGGCTCGCATGGACGACGGCAGCTCAGACGTTCTTCTCAGTGATGGGGAGTTTGTCATCCCTGCAGATGTCGTAAGTGGGCTCGGCAACGGCTCGACTGACGCTGGCGCTGCAGAACTTGACCGTATGATGGGTCGTGTCCGCGAGGCACGTACCGGTAAAACAGAACAGCCTGCAGCAGTTGCAGCGGGCGGAATGGTGCCAGCATGACGCATGCGTTCGACAGCCAACCATGGCGTCAGGCTCGGGACGCGCAGTTAATGGCGTGGCTCGGCGATGCTTATGCTGTGCAGTATGTACAGATGATCGGCGAGGCGAGCGAGTTTTTTGACGATCTGATCGACAAAGACAAACCCATCTCTGACGAGTGGATCGTCGGTATGATGTACAAATTACTGATAGACATGCACGTAAACCCGTTTTTCGCGCGGTTTAAGAGCGAGCTTGTGCCAATCATGTCAGTTGCTATAAATGCGTGGTTGGATGCAAACCAACTAGAAAAAGGTACCGATACTCAGGTAAGTCGGGCCTACGTACTGCGAGACCTCACGCTCGAAATTCTGCTACACTCCATTCAGTTGGTGCGCGGGCGGGATTATATGCGGTCGGTCAGCTTGGCGGTGCGAGAGTTCTTCCTGCACGAATCCTTGGATGAATATAGGGAGTCCACGCTATGATGGGCGGAAGCAGTGCACCTACCGAACCAACAGACTCAACAGTCACAAGCACACGCATTACAGGGCAGTCAAAACCATACTACGGCCGACTCCTGAAAGATGCTGAGGCTATATATAACCCGATGGCCGAGTATGAGGGTTACGACAAGCCGCGTATCGCTGAAGCCGGTGCGGATCAATTGCGATCTGCCGACATGGCGCGCGGTATAGCCGGATCTGGCATTGCCGGACTCGGCGAAGCTATGGATGTGTCGAGGGGTAACATCGCTGCAGGGCAGCAAGTGGCCGCAGAGCAGCAGCCATATCAGTTCTCCGGAGTGGATACGAGCGGCGGTCAGTTGAGCGACGCGCAGATGTTTACACCGCAAGCGGCACAACAATATATGTCTCCCTATATCCAGAACGTGCTGAGTCGGCAGATGGCCGAACAGCGACGTCAGTTCGACATCGGGCAAGGTGCAAGAGATACGCAGGCAGTCCAAGCTGGGGCGTTCGGCGGATCACGGTCAGGCGTAGAACAGGCCATGGCCGAAGAAGCGCTGCAGCGCCAGATGGGTGACACCTACGCCGGCGGCATGCAGAGTGCTTATACTGATGCCCAGTCTATGTTTGGTGCAGACCGCGCCGCGCAGATGGGGCGCGAAGAAGCACAGCTTGCAGAGCGGGCCCGGGCCCAAGAACTTGGCGCTTCCGAAGCAGGGCGAGTGCAGGGTGCGCAAGCAGCCGAAGACGCACGCGCTATGCAGGATCGGCTGGCAGCCCTTGGGTTCAGTAGCGACCAAGCTATGCAGATGGCGGGGCTCGGGGAGACCGCACGCGGCGCCGATATTCAGGGTGCGCAGATGCTAGAAGCTCTCGGTCAGACCGACGAAGCACGCAGGCAGGCGGGACTCGATATCGGGTATCAAGACTTTTTGCGGCAGCAATCATTCCCGATGCAGCAGCTGCAGGGCATGTCTTCTATCCTACAGGGTGTGCCGGTCGAAACTTCGCAGACACAGACCACATACGCTCCGGCAAATACCGGACGTGAGATTATGGGTACCGGACTTCAGCTAATCGGCGCGTATAAGGGGTTGCAAGGATGATGAACTTATTTCAGCTGCAGGAGCAGCTCAAGGACTTCTCCAAGGATCAACTGCTTAAAGAGATGCAGTCTCCGTCGGGGAACGCCCCGCCATTTCTGGTGATGACAGAGCTCCAGCGTCGATCTCGCATGGAGAACGCGGCGGCTCTCGACAAGGGTCCACCCACAAGCACTGTCGCCCAAGACACAGTTAATGCTGCAGGTGTGCCCCAAGGCGGCATCGCCGATATGGCTCGCAGCTTGGCGCCGCAGACAGATATGACACAGAACACCGGCATGATGACACCACAAGCGGGCGTCGCCACGCAAGGTGCTGCACCCGTGCAGGCCATGCAGGAGGGCGGCCTCGCTGGTATCAGTCGAAATGTGAGCGATTACTATAGTGGCGCCACTCGCGATATGGCTATGGACCGCCGGATGGGCTCTGATGCGCAGTATACGCCCCCAGAGCGCGACCTTACTGAATTTTACGCTGCAAAAGCTATCGAGGGGCGTGCCACGCCAGAAGACCTCGCTCTGCTGGACCGCCAAGCGCGAAGTGCCGGCATGGAGACGGACGCGTTTATTCAAGCGATCTTGAATGGAGACCCCGAGGCCCCGCCTGAGCTTGGTCCACAGACGATGGACCAGATGATCGAAGGCCCGATGGCCGGACGTGCCCTCGGTGTTGGTCCCGTAGAGTTTAACGTCCCTGACCGACTTTTGCAGGGGCAGCGTGGTGCCGGCGCATCTGACTTTACGCCGCGCCCAGAAACACCTGCGGGGATTACAGGCATCGCAGATGCGGCCGCGCGGGTCCGGGCAGCGGAGCGCGCTGCCGAGATCGGAGCGCGTCGCGGACCACCAGAGCAAGCAGCCCCGGAACGGGGCGATGTTATCGACGTCAGCGATGGTATGTCTGCGGCACCCCTAGATCAATTCCTCAGCTCCCTGCCGATGGGGGACCTTACCGAAGGGCTTCGCCCGCGCACCGAACGTGTTGCAGATGCGGCCATGGACCGCCGGATCGGCGAGGACCAGCCGCAAGCGCCGATCACTACGGTGCCTACTGACCCGAACTACGGATACATCGACCCGAGGGTGGGATATCAAGGGCCCCGTCCGGCGTTTATAGATCGGGCCATAGAGGCTTTAACTTCGGGCTCTCCGACTATAGCGGGATATGAGTATCCGGAGAACTACGGCACGGCCGAACCGCCAGAAATGGCTACACTCGTACCTGCAGAAGACCTCGCAGCCATGACAGCTGACGAGTTACTACCAGCACCGCCTACCCCAGAGGTTCTCGCGCCAGAAACCCCAACAGGGTCGGCGACAACGTCCGGTGCCACGTCTGGCGCCACAAGCGGCGCGACAGTTGGCGGAATGCCGGTACCTCCACCGCAGACAAACGAAGATCGCATGTTGCAGCAGGATAAGTGGCTTGCACTGGCGCGCTTCGGTGCGGCCTTGGCATCATCGCGGGCCCCTACATTTGGGCAAGCAGTCGGTGAAGCTGGGCAGGTCGGCCTCGACGCGCTAAGTCAAGCACGCCAAGATTTCCTCGGTCGAAAGGAAGCCGCTGACAAGATGGCCTTGGCCCGCGCCACGCTGGCCGCACGAACTGCTGGACGTGGTGGCGCAGCCGCAGAAGCTGCTCCGAGGTTTGGCCTGTCTGCCGCGCAGGCGCGTGCTCTGGACCCACTGAACGACGACATTTCGCGGCTCGAGCAGGCGCTGCTGAACGCCGAGGATGACGCCGCGGCCTCTGAGCCGTGGTTCGGTTCCCCTGACGAGGAATTAGTCGGGGCAGCAAACACAATCCGCGACAAACTCGCGACACTAAAGCTGCAGCGCGAAAACATCGTGCGCTTCGGGGCGGGCTTACCGACCACGGGCGGAGTTGTTGCGGGTGGTGGCAACGTCGGGTATGATGTCAGCGACTAACATATAGAGGCCACCATGGGCGAATATACGATCCCCGGATTTCTCAGCGGTAAGAATTACCGCTTCACGATCGCTGGGGACCAGCCGTCGCCCACAGAGATGCAGCGTATGCAGGGTATTCTGCAGCGCGACGAGATGGCGTACAAGCAGGAGTTTGAGGGTACAACAGGGATGCAAATCCCCTATGACCCGGAGGCCGGCACCGCTATTGGTCGCGGTCTCGAGCGCGGCATCCCACAGTTTCAGTCTGCATTAGGGAGCGCTGCCGGCGCTGCCGGGCTTGAGGGTGTCAGCGACTACCTAAAAGATGCCGCCCGCGACCGCCAACGAGCCACTCTCGCCACTAACCCAAGTGTTATGGAGTCCTCAGACTTCCGCGACGTGCGCGGACTATCTTCCGGTCTGACCTATGTCGGCGAGCTGATCGGTGAGCAACTGCCGCTGATTAGCGGCACCGTTGCCGCGACCGGCGCAGGTATGTTGGCTGGGGCGTCTGCCCCCGTGGCCGCAGGTCTCGGTACGATATTAGTTTCCTACCCGCAGTTGTTTGGTTCCAACATCCAGCGACAAGAAGGTGAAGTCGCTGCCGGCAATCTCGCCGCTGTGGACGTCCCAGAGGCCGCACTCACTGCGATCGGTCAAACCGCACTTGAAGCCGCGTCCAACGTGTTGCTTGTGGGGCAGGCGGGTAAAGGTCTTGGCCGTGCGCTGCTCACGAACATCCCTGCGGAAGCCGCCACTGAGGTGGGGCAGCAGGTGCTCGAACGGAAGCAGGCCGGACTCGACCTCGATTCAGAAGACGCCTACCGCGAATACCTCGACGCCGGTGTTGCCGGTGGCACATTGGGTGGTGTGTTTGGTGCCGCAGGGGCGATGGGCGGTCGTCGCCGTACGGCAGAAGAAGACGAGCAGCTGCAGCTCCCCCCGCCATCCGAAGCCGAAAGCGGTCAGTTTGACGATGATCCTGTAGGGCAGCGGCCCGGCCCAGACGCGGGCAATGCCACAATAGTCGGCACCACGCGGATCACCAGCCGCGGCCTAAACGAAACGCAGGTTAGCCTCAGCGACGGGAAGAAGATAATCCTGCCCGGCGACGCCTCGCAGGCAGAAATTGACGCTGCGGTAAATACGTACCGAGCGTCGGCACAAGGACGCACACCTCCACCGCCGGCATCAAAACCGCCGTTTGACCCTGACAGCATCGAAGATGCGGAGGTTGTCGCCGACCCCGTAGACCTTGGTCCACTACCTGACCCTGCGCAGCCGATTACCACGGAAACGCTAAAGGCTCTCGGTATCCCCGAAGCCGCACGTACGTACCGGCGGTTTGCGGAGGGGGCTCTTTCACGTGCTGACGCAATCAAGCAACTGCAGTCATTTGTCGATGCCGCAGACTTTGACGGTCGCCCTGACCTTCGGGCTGCGTCGCAACGTACGCGACAGTTTATTGGGGAACTGCGGAAGGCTGAGTCGCAACCTGCACCCATACCGGCACAAGAACCGACGCTATCTGAGGCCGACGCATTTGAACTTGCTGCTGCTGAGGCTGATGCGGCGCGTGCAGCGGAAGCAGCAGACCGCGCCGGAGCCACTCCCGCGGCCAAAGCCGACGCAGCCAAAGGCGCGGCACAGGGTGAGATGGACCTTGGCCCCGTCGCCGACCCAGATGCAGTAGTTGAAGAAAGTGCAGCTCCCACGGCGCCGTCGCGCCCTACACTCAAACCCATACCGTTTGACCAATACGCCCGCAAACCGGGGTCCGCCGAATTACTACCCGGTACAAATGTACGGGGTGAAGCCCCGATAATCGACCTCGGGGGCCGAAAGATCGTGCTCCGCGAGATAAATGGTGTACAGGTGCCGTTCTACTTGAGCTCTGGGCGGGCCGGGAAAAAAGATGTCCCCGCCGGCAAGTGGTACCCCATCCTCGGGATCGGTGCCGACGGGTGGATAAACAAAGGGACCCAGCAGCAAATTGCGGATTACTACGGTAGCCCCGAACTGCGCAATGCAGCTCAAGAGCTGGATGCCACCATCGGTGATATTCGCGAAGACACCTCTATACCTAAAGTGAAGCCTACCGGTGCGCATATTGATGCCATCAATGCGGGGTTCACGCCGACAGAGAACCAAACGGCAGATACAATAACCACACTGAACCAAAACCTGCAATCGCTCCTCGACCGTATAGGGGAAACACCAACACCGTCGCCAAAGGAGCCCTCCCCTTCCGCCGCGGCAGTGGAGCCGGAGGTGACTGCAGCGCCTCCGGCTCAACCAGAACAAGCAGTTCTTGCGGATGCCGTTGATATCCCGCTGCCAGATGGTACCTCTGCACCTATCGTTTTCTATGATGTATCGTCAGCTATAGACCGCGGACTTGGCACTCCGGCCCCGCC